CAGTCTTTGATTATTATAGCAGGCCACATGAAAAAATTGAAGATACAATCCGTGCAGCAGCCACTAACGAAGACGATCCAATGTTTTCTATTCGTGCTAATGAAAAGATTCCGTCAAAAGAACCTTTTTATGAGTATGTTTTAGAAGAAGTCCACGGCGGTATTTCACACATGGATTTCTTTAATATGATTGAGAAGACAACAAACCCTTTGCACTATATTGAAGACAAAGGAATCAATTACCACGACGTTGCAAAGTGGATGGATTTAAAAGGTTATGAAAATCATGCACGTAAGTGTCGTAGGATGGGTGATAAATTAAAAGCAGGTGGAAACATTATGCGGAAGACAACTGAAATTGGTAAAGATTTCATTGGTGCTTTTGTTGGCCACTTTCCAATTGAGTTAACACACCCAGATCAAGACAGATACATTAATGTAAGAGAAGCTTTGTCAATTATGAAGATGCCAAAAGATTTCCAATTAGTTGGTGGACGTAGAAACATTAATATGATTTGTCAAAATGTGCCTGTAACAACTGCTACCGACATGGCAGAAAACGTTAAAAAGTTTTTAGGTAATGAGCTTCAAACTGTTGAGTCTGAATTTGCTGTACAAGATAATAAAACAAGAAAGTTTTGGTCAGAACCAGCACCTTCAACACTTGAAGCATTTTTCTGATTTACAATCAACGCATTTTATGGTAGAATATATCCATAACAAAGGAGACTCTAATGTCGATAATGGATAAACTTAAAAAGAACTCTAAACTTAAAAATACTGAAGTTCTTTCGGAATCCAAATTTTTTACTGAAAAAGATATGGTTCCAACAGACGTGCCTATGGTAAACGTGGCATTGTCTGGCTCCGTGGATGGCGGACTTACACCCGGACTTACAGTCTTAGCGGGTCCATCTAAACATTTTAAAACTTCATTTGCTTTGCTTATGGCTGGAGCATATATGAAAAAATATCCTGATTCAGTAATGTTATTTTATGATTCTGAATTTGGTTCACCTCAAGCTTACTTTGAACAATTTGATATTGATACATCACGTGTTCTTCATACGCCAATTACAAACGTAGAAGAACTCAAGTTTGATATGATTGGTCAGCTTGAAAATCTTGACCGTGGAGATAAAGTAATTGTTGTCATTGATAGTATTGGTAACCTTGCTTCGAAAAAAGAAATGGAAGACGCTCTAAACGAAAAGTCAGTTGCTGACATGTCTCGAGCAAAAGCATTAAAAGGTTTATTCCGTATGGCTACACCATACCTTGCAATGAAAGATATTCCTATGCTTGCGGTCAACCATACTTACAAAGAAATTGGGTTATTCCCTAGAGATATTGTTGGTGGTGGTACAGGCATTTATTATTCTGCTGACAACATTTGGATTCTAGGTAGACAGCAAGATAAAAAAGGTACAGAAATCCAAGGCTATCATTTTGTTATTAATGTTGAGAAGAGTAGATATGTTAAAGAAAAGTCAAAGATTCCTATTACTGTTTCCTGGGACGGCGGTGTCCGTAAGTATTCAGGTCTTCTCGATTGCGCTCTTGCTGGTGGTTATGTTACTAAGCCTTCTAATGGCTGGTATGCTACAGTTGATCAGTCTACTGGAGAGATTGGATCTAAGGTTCGGCACGACGCCACTCTTGATAAGTCCTTCTGGGATCCAATCTTTACTGAAACAAATTTTAAAGATTTCTTGAAAAAGCAATATAGTATTGGCCACAGAGAACAAGTATCAATGGATGAGATTGTAATTGAAGATGCTTAAAGAAAACGTTGATTATGAACTTGTACCTTCTGAAATTGCAGAAGATGCATGGTCTGTTAGATTTTTAACCGGTAACTATACTGAAACTGTAGTTCAATTTGGTGCTATAAGATTTAATGATAAAGATGTAAATGATGATGGTGTAGCAATGAGCTTTAACTTTGATATTGTTTCTACGCCAGATGAATCTCTTGTTGTTGAAGATATTAGTTTACAAAAGTACGCTGGTGATATATTATTAGCAATTATAGAAAACGCAATCAGTAAAGATGAATTGGTAACAAAAGAAGTAAATGGCAACTAATATCGAACAAACGATAATTAAAAATATCATCACAAATGAAGATTTTATGCGAAAAGTCTTGCCGTTCATTCGGCCAGACTACTTTGAAGGAACTTATCGCCAATTGTTTAAAGAGGTTGGCAAGTTTGTAGGAAAGTATAATAAGCTTCCTACATCCGAATCATTTAAAATTGAACTAGACCAAAGCGATTCATTTAATGAAGAGCAATATCGCCATGCTGTTGAGATTATTCCTCAATTGTTTGACGGCGAAATGGTAGACCAACAATGGTTGTATGATACTACCGAAAAGTGGTGTCAAGATCGTGCATTGTATAATGCTGTGATGGAATCAATTACAATTATTGACGGCAAACACCAGAGCTTAACAAAAAATGCCTTACCGGATATACTTACGAAAGCGCTTGGGGTCTCGTTCGACACAAACATTGGTCACGACTATATTGAAAACTTTGAAGAACGATACGAATTCTACCACCGCGACGAAGAAAGACTTCCTTTTGATCTTGACTACTTTAACAAGATTACGAAAGGTGGTCTACCGAATAAAACTCTTAACATATGTCTTGCTGGGACTGGTGTTGGTAAATCTTTGTTTATGTGTCATTGTGCTGCTTCAAATCTAACAGACGGTAAGAACGTTTTGTATCTTACAATGGAAATGGCTGAAGAGCGTATAGCTGAACGTATTGATGCTAACTTACTTGATTTACCGATCGATCAAATCGTAAACTTAAGTAAAGACATGTTTACAGATCGTGTTCATCGGTTATCAAAACGTACAAACGGTAAACTTATTATTAAGGAATATCCAACTGGTCAAGCCAATGCTGCACACTTTAGGTCACTACTCAATGAGCTTAAGTTAAAGCGATCATTTGAACCAGATATTATTTACATTGATTATTTAAATATTTGTGCTTCAAGTAGAATGAAAGGAATGGGTGGTGCAATTAACTCGTATAACTACATTAAAGCAATTGCTGAAGAACTACGTGGCCTTGCGGTCGAGTTTGACGTACCGATCGTGTCTGCAACGCAAACGACTCGTTCGGGTTATTCTAACACGGATGTTGGGCTTGAAGATACGTCCGAGTCTTTTGGATTACCCGCAACCGCAGACCTTATGTTCGCACTCATTTCAACAGAAGAACTAGAAGGTATGGGCCAGCTAGCAGTTAAACAGTTGAAAAATAGATATAATGATCCAACATTTAAAAAGAGGTTTGTAATTGGTGTTGATAGATCTAAAATGAAATTGTATGATGTAGATGAAAATGAACAAACATTAATTGATGATACTCCTGCATTCGATAAGTCAAAGACTGCAGAAAGATTTAATGACTTTAAACTTTAAGATGGAATAGAACATGGTAGCGCATCCAGATAATCATAGAAAGCTGTGGCTAGAGAAACTAGTCAAAGACAACAACTTTACTAGAGGAGCGGAACTAGGGGTGCATGAAGGTGTTACTTACAAACATTTGTTAGAGACATGTCCAACTCTAACCCTCTATGGTGTCGATCTGTGGACTCATAAACCTATCTTTATCAATTGGTATAAGCAGTTGGTCGAAGATTGTAAGACTAATAGCAACTCTATTATCTTACGAGAATCTACATTTACAGCTCATAGACGCATTGATGATGTATCGTTAGACTTTGTGTTTATCGACGCTGATCATCGATACGAATCCGTAAAGAAAGACATTATTAACTGGCTACCTAAGATCCGATCTGGAGGATATATATGTGGTCATGATATTAATCAACCATGGGTTAAACAAGCAATATCAGAAACAATCGTAACGTATGAAACCGGACCAGATCTCATCTGGTACAAACAAGTGTGAGGTACTATGAAAGGTATGACTAACAGCAAGAAAACTTCTATTGGCAGGCGAAATGTCAAGATGTCTTCTATGAACAAATCAAAGAAACGTAGCTATAAAAAGAATCGAGGTCAAGGTTAATGCATGCACGTCTCATCTCATATTCTCAACCCGCTGGTCGAATCCACGCTGGCGAACTTGCAACGGCGGGGCTTGACAACATCCAAGACCTCATCGCCTACGCAGCCCGTGTCTCCAATCCAGCCAATCAGGCTAACACCAAAACAACAGCAAAACTACTTGACTATCTCATCAAGCACAAACACTGGTCACCATTCGAAATGGCCTCAGCCTGCATCGAAGTTGACACAACCCGAGACATCGCTAGACAACTCCTCCGCCACCGAAGCTTTTCATTCCAAGAGTTTTCTCAAAGGTATGCTGACATCCGCGATCTTAGCGATTCTATTGTAATTCGTAAAGCACGTTTGCAAGATCCTAAGAATCGTCAAAACAGCGTTATGACTGATGATACACAGTTGCATTTAGCTTGGGAAGTTCATCAGCGTGACATTTGGCAACAAGCCATGAAATCATATAAATGGGCTATTGATAATGGGATTGCAAAAGAGCAAGCTCGAGCAATTTTACCAGAAGGTAATACACCATCGCGCCTATATGTTAATGGTACTATTCGTAGCTGGATTCATTACATTGAATTGCGTTCAGCAAATGGAACACAAAAAGAACATATGGATTTGGCAATTGCTGTAGCTGAGGCTATTAGTCAAATCTATCCAAAAGCTCTAGAGTTTGTAAAGGAAGGGTAGATGGGAAGAAAACTAAGTAGATATTATTCTGAAATTGACAAAGGCTATTGTGAAGTTCACATGGATTTTAAATCAGAAATGGCTTATATTAAGTACTTTGATAATAACGGCAAGCTCTTTTTTACTGAAGACTTCCCAGGTAAATCTATTTACTATGTAAATGACGCCGCAGAAAATTGGTGTATAGGCATAAAAAAATTAGAAAATATTACATAAAATGGTTTACAAACTATTAGACGTGTGGTAGTATAAATACTATGAAAAGAATAGTTAATATAGCGAGCGGAATCATTACCATGTCTGTATTAGGCGCAGCAGCAATAACTATAGGTATGTTAGGTGAACCGAGCGTTGACCCTATTCAACAAGAATGTCTAGCTAAAAACATTTATTATGAATCTCGTGGAGAGGTTATTGAAGGTCAAATCGCTGTTGCTCATGTTACTTTAAATAGAGTTGCACATGATAACTGGCCATCTACAATTTGCGAAGTTGTTTATCAACCTAAGCAATTTAGCTGGACATTCTTGATAAAAGATCAAGAACCAAAAAATCAAAAGCTTTGGGATCAAGCGAAAGTTATTGCTCGAGACGTTATGATTGGTAATACCGTTGACCCATCACAAGGTGCTACTTTCTATCATGCTAACTATGTGAATCCTTCATGGACAACATATATGGAAGTTAGCAAAGTAATTGGTGTACACATATTCTATATATGGGATGGTAACTGGGACTGATGTATATATCACCATGTGTTCAGTTATGTGTAGTTGATAAAGAAACAAATAAGTGTAAAGGTTGCGATAGAACTCTAGAACAAATAAGAGATTGGTCTAGATATTCGGATGAGCAACGTATGGATATAATGAAAGAACTAGGTTATGGCAAAAGAAAAAATTTACGAAAGTCCAGACAACGGTAGCACTGTATACGTTCGAGACTTTGGTGCTGATCCATCAACACGTGTAAAGCTAACAGAAAATACGTTTACAGTTGATGCTAATAGCGGAGAATTTTTAGTGAATAATCCTGATTATAAATTTAATGAAGGTGAACTCATCGCAGAGTTCAAACAGTATATTGACAGTACATATGGTCAACACTATGCAAAAGATAAATTCCAAGCTACTGAGTTTATTATTG